CAGCATATTTTGCGATTAGTAAGCATGGAAATCAAACATATGATGGATATCCGTATTATTATCACTTGGAACAAGTTGTTGATGTTCTTAAAGAATTTGAGTTTACTGAGGATAAATATATTATCAGTGGTTATCTTCATGATGTTTTAGAAGACGGTGATGCATCATATAACGACATTAAAGATTTGTTTGGTGTCGATGTTGCCGAGATAGTTTATAGTGTCTCAGATGAGCTAGGACGTAACAGGAAAGAACGTAAAGCTAAGACATATCCAAAGATTAGAGCAAACAAAGATGCTATCATTGTTAAATTAGCTGATCGTATTGCTAATCTTAGAAATTCTTTATTGAAAAAACCTCATATGGCTGAAATGTATGCTAATGAATTTGAAGGTTTCAAAAATGAACTCTATGATCAAAGTCATTATGAAGCAAGTAGAATGTGGGTTGAGTTGGAAAAAATATTAATTGAAACACCTATAAGCTAATGGATATGAAAGAGCTACATACAATAGAAACTAACGCTGGAGTTATCATAGTTACCACATCATATGTTGATATTGAATCTACTAATGATCCGATGATGAAATTATTTGATGATGCATATGTATGTAAAGTACTTAACGATAATATTAGTGTTATCGGTAATTCTGTTGAACAGTCATTACAGCTAATAAAAAGTGCCTATCAGATTCGTATGAAATATTGGCTTAAGAATCAATTACATGAAATAGGAATAAAAACTCTAGATTAAAAATATGAGTAAAGTAGATAATATAAAAGTAGAAAAAAAACCATATGTTATAGCTCAAGGTACAACACCTACTATTTTAGAAGCTAATGTATGTCATTATATGGTTGAAGGTTATGAACCTATTGGTGGTGTTGTTGCACATACATTATTATTACAAACATTGATTTTAAAGAAAAGTAAAATCAAAGTAGACCCTGATAAAGTAATAAAATCGAAATGATTGATCAAATAGAAAAATTAAAGTATGCAGTTCAAGCCGTAATACTGAATGAAGAAGGTAAATTATTGGCTGTTAGTCGTAAAGACAATCACAATGATTTTGGCTTGGTTGGCGGTAAGAAAGACGATTGTGATTTTAAGTTGGAACACGCTATCGTTCGTGAAATAAAAGAAGAGACTGGTCTTTTCGTGAGAGAAAAAGATTTACAATTAATATTCTCCATGCATAGTGGTAACTATATGGGATATACCTATTTAGTTAAAGAATGGTATGGTGAGATTGAAACCGATGAACCTCACGTGGTTAAATGGACTTCTATTGAAGAAGTAATGAATGGTAGTTTTGGATACTGGAATGCACTAGTATGGGAATCCCTCGCTAGTATGGGAATTGAAGTATATAGTGAAAGACAAGAAGCACTTAAAGAATTATCAAAACTTGGTCAGGCACAAGATGTTAACTATGTAGACGGAACAATCCTATGTAGGTCAAAAGGCTGTGCTAATGAATCAATGGAGTACAGTAAGTATTGTCCTGAATGTTATGATGAGGAATATCATTCATATTACAATAATGAAGACTAATATTTAAAAAAATTAGGTGAAGATTGAAACCTTTTCTATATTTCCTCTTATATATAAGAAACAAACATTAAATTAAAAGAAGATAATTAGACATTAGCAGAAGTTAGCTAATTTCAACATGCCGAGGTGCTAGAGTGGCTTATAGCCTAGTATGCAATACTGGTTTTCGAGTAGGAGTAAGGTATTTTAGATTGCAAGCTAAAGTAGTGGAAACTATGCAGATGACGGTGGTTCGAATCCATCCCTCAGCTCTAAACAACCCCAATCGATCTGGTTAAAGTAACATGAATCATGAATAATGTTATGGAAACATCAGGTGTTTAAGATCGGATTTATATTCAAATCTAGATAATGAATATAAGTCAGTGGTTCGATTCCACAATTGGGAACTAAATTTAAAAATAGTGACGGAGCAAGATAATATCATATATGGTTTAAAAGACCCAAGAACTGACGAATATAGATATATTGGTAAGTCAACCGTTGGTATAAAAAGAGCGAAATCACATTTAAGTCACTCACATAACCCTTTAGTTATGGAATGGATTAGTGAATTGAAACACGATAATTATATACCAGATGTCGTTATTTTGGAGAATGTTGTTGATTGGACACAGTTAGTGGATAAAGAAAAATATTGGATAGGTAAATTATTAAGTGAGAGTCATGATTTGTTTAACGTTATGATCACTAAAGCCTATGATAGTAACATTCAAAAATATAATGATAAAGTAAAACAGCAAATTGAATATAGAAATAGACTTTTAGAAGAAAAATTAGAAAAGTCAAAAATACAATTTATTGTAGGGTCAGATGTTGGAGGATTTATACGACTTAGAAGAAAGCAATTAAAAGTAAAACAAGAGGATTTAGCTGAAATTGCAGGTATTAGTGAAAGAACATTAAGATCAATAGAAAAAAATAAAGCAAATCCAACTATTGATACATTGACTAAACTATTAGATGTTCTTGGTTATGAAATATTTATTAATTTAAAATAAAATAATAATACTATGAGAAATAGATAGATACATATCCGTGATCCATGATAATATTACTAGAAATATTACAGTAAATAATTAATTAATATTTCATAAACAAAGAAAAATCATGGAATTAGTAAAAAACAAAATAGAATACAAGTACGGTGCAGAAAAATTAAACTTAGAAATGAAATCATTATACGGAGTGGTAATTTTTATCCTGTAGAAGAAGGTGAGCACTATGTTTGGAAACATGATCCTGATAAAGGTAAGGATTGGACATTATGAAATAAAAGGGGTTTTTTTACTCCCTTTTTTTATTTTACTTGACCTTAGTATTTATTTTTCGTATTATTGTATTAATAATAATATTAGTTTTACTATCATGATAAATGACAAACGAAGAAAATAACGAGGAACAAAAAAAACCATTATTCAATCCAGAATTACCTGAAGGTATTGAAGATAATAACACTAAAACTACTCCAGAATCCGAAATAGTTACTCTTGAAGACGGAACTCAAATCCTCACTGCTCAAGGCGTTCAAGAAGATGAAGAAGAAGTGGTTGATCCAAAAGAACAACTGACTGATGAAGACTTACAAAAACTAGTTCACTTCACAACTGGAGTTAAAGACTTGTCTCAAGAAGAATTAGATAGTCTTAGAAATGATGATAAGGAGCTTGAAAGATTATTAAGAATCTCAATGATCAAAGCAAGAAAACTTACATACAATCCTAAGAAAGATTTCGGTAAAGCTTACAAGAAAAAAAGACAAAGAAAAAATAAACTTACTAAAGCTTCTAAAAGAGCAAATAGGTAATATGAGTAGCAATACCAATGATAAATATTGGGAGAGATTACATGGGTTTATATCTGAGCATCCTATCGATGCCAGATATATTCTCAGAGACCCTAATGATGATAAAGCATGGGGTTCTTTAAGAGTGATCGGTTATAATCCTAAATTAGGTTTCCTACCACCGGGTTACCTTAAAGCATTTGCTAGTTTTGTAGTTTCTCGCAGACCAAAGACAGAAGAAGAAATCAAAAAATCATTAGATGATTATCAGATGGAAACAATTGAGTTAGAAGTATATTCTGTGGATGAACATGTTGAAACTAAAGAACTGGAATATCAAGCACCGAAGAGAGAAATTGAAGAAATGTATAACATCAAAATATTTAAAAAATAGTCATGACGAGTACTAAAAGAATGAATGTAAAATTCAATGAGAATGATATCAATAGTCTATATATGGGTATTATGAACAAGAAACGAATGATTGAGAACGATATTAATACATATGAGAAACAAAGTGGTAAAGACTTTCCTTTAGAATTTAAAGAGAAAAGCAAAGACTCATATGATTATGTTAATCCTGATCACTATAAGCAAGATGATGGAAAACAGACATGGGAACGAATGATAGATGAATTTGGTGTGGAAGCAACTGCTGTTTTTTGTGAGTTAAACGCTTATAAATATCGTGATAGAATGGGTAAGAAACCCAATGAAGATGTTCAACGTGAGCAATCGAAAGCAGAGTGGTATGAAGCTAAAGCTAAAGAACTAAGAGAGCAACTACGTGATGAAAATAAAAGTAGTAATTTCGGATTTTTCAATAAATGATAAAATTTCTTATAATAGTGTTCATTATTATAATGGTGGTTATTATTTATTTAAGTAGAGAAAATAATCGCCTCTTTAATAAACACTATTATAAGTTTGTCTATAATTTCAACCATGATCATTTTGATTTATTAGACAAAGAAGGTAAAACTGATTACTATATTCTCTTAATAGAAATGAGAGATTCGGTCAGACCAACTAAAAAAAAATCAACATTTAATAATAAAATTCAAGATACTTCTAAAATTATTTCCTATATTGAAAGAAATTATAAAGACATATGTTGAATATAGGTAATCCAAATAATAGTGAATCCAAACATTTACTAGGTTTAGTCTGTAAAAAATTTACAGGTAAACAATTAGGTGATTTGAAAAAAAAGACACCTCCTGAATACAGATATATAATTAAAAGAATACCAGAGTATACTATTAATTTGGATTATCATAATATAGTAGATTCTGAATCTTATCTTCAATGGATTGAGGAAGGAGATCAAGAAGAATATATACTTTTTGATGTGATGACTGTTGATGAGTATTTGAAAGAAGAAATCAGCAATGTCCCTACTCTTGGTGATGAAGGTAGTGTTATTGAAGGTACTGATGAGGAATTACTAATCAGTATTATAAAAAATCATGCGACAATACATGTACACGATGTGATATTACCATCCCCTGAATATCTTATTATTAATGCTAAATGTTATAATGGTGGATATCCTGACTATGATTATGAAATTGAATATTCAATTGATGGTTTCATTAATAAAGATTTAGAAACAATAAAATTTAATTTAGATGAGCGAAGTAAGTAAAACAGGCGGTAGAAGATATAACAAGGGTAAGAATAGAATGAATCTATTCCCAGCTTGGGCATATGAAAAAATATGTGAAGTCTATACCAAAGGAGCAGACAAGTATACGCTTAAAGATGATAATGGTAATATCATTGATAGTGGTGATAACAACTGGATGAGGGGCATGGAGTGGAGTAAAGTTATGGGATGTCTTGAACGTCACTACAATGCTTTTAAGCAAGGTAAAGATTTTGACTTTAATCCAGAGTGTGAAGGTTGTCAGCAAGGAGATTGTAATAACCATACTGGTTTAGATCACTTGGCACATTTAGCTTGGAATGCAATCGCATTACTTGAATTCAGAAGAGTTTATCCTCAAGGAGATGATAGA